TAAGCTAGTGGGTATTGACGCCAGCGGATTAGAGCTTCGTATGCTGGCACACTACATGCGAGACGAGAACTACACAAAAGAAATTCTTAGTGGTGACATACACACTGCTAATATGAAGGCAGCGGGACTTACTGACCGCAATCAGGCTAAGACATTCATCTATGCTTTCTTGTATGGTGCTGGCCCGGCTAAGATTGGTCAGATAGTAGGTGGTGGATATGAGGAAGGTCAGCAGTTGATGAAGGCTTTCCTACGCAACACACCAGCACTTGCTAAACTACGAGACAAGGTAGCAAGAATCGCAGAGGCTGGCGTATTGCCTGCTCTGGATGGTAGGAAATTACGTGTACGGTCGCAACACGCAGCTTTAAATACTTTGCTGCAAGGTGCGGGCGCCATTGTAATGAAGCAAGCTCTGGTATTACTGGATAATTCTTTACAAAAATACGACATACCTTACAAGCTAGTCGCTAATGTACATGATGAATTTCAGATAGAAGTGCCGGAGAATTTCGCAGACGCAGTAGGTAAGTCAGCAGTACGTAGCCTACGAGCTACAGGTTCTGTATTGAGTCTGCGCTGTCCTCTCGATGCTGAATATAAAGTTGGTAACAATTGGGCAGAAACACATTGACTTTTGTAAAGTTTATGTGGTATAATATACATAGATCAGTTGTGATCTAAAACAGCAAGTAACACTAACAATCCAATCAAAGGTGATAATATGGAACAAGTAAAACCAGTAACAATCCAAGCAGAAGTAATGTGGGCTAACCTTCAAGAGCCAAACAAGCTATCCGGTAAGTACCAGATTAATCTGTCTAACTTGTCACAAAGCGCTCAGGATGCTCTCGAAGAGCGTGGTATTAATGTACGCAACAAAGCAGACCAAGGTGACTTCATCACCTGTAAGTCGAGCAAGCCTATTCGTGCTTACAACACAGATGGCGAAGAGCTGACTGGTGTATTGATTGCTAATGGCTCCAAGGCTAAAGCAGTTATTGGACATTACGACTGGACTAGTCCGTCAGGCGCTAAAGGTCGTAGCCCGTCTCTGATGAAGCTAGTTGTGACTGATTTGATTCAGTACACTCCAGAAGTTTCTTTGGATGATGCTTTGTGATTTTAATTGATGCAGACATACTCGTCTACAGAGTAGGCTGGTCTTGTAATGAAGAGTCTGAAAAGACAGCTATCAGAACGCTTGATAACTTCATTGTAGATCTACTCGCTTTTCATCTAGGAGCGGATGAAGAAGATGCCGAGTATGTTCTGTATCTCACCGGCAAGGGAAACTTCCGAACGGAATATGCCGTAACTGCTGATTACAAAGGAAACCGTAAAGACAAGGAAAAGCCAGTGCATATACAAGCATTGCGCCAGAGTCTTATAGACAAGTGGGCTGCTGTTGTTACTGAAGGAGAAGAGGCAGATGATGCCATAGCAATAGCAGCTACCACACACGGTGATAAAGCTATCATGGTGTCTCTCGATAAGGACTTCGATCAGATACCCGGGTGGCACTACAACTTTGTAAAGAAGAGTAAGTATTACGTTAAGCCAGAGGACGGCTTACGCTTTTTCTACCGTCAGATACTGATGGGTGACCGCATTGATAATATCATAGGCATTTACGGCATTGGTGAGAAGAAGTCAGAGAAGATACTGAAGGATTGTAATACTGAGCAGGAGTTCTACGATAAGTGCGTAGAGATGTACGAGGGAGACGAAGCCAGAGTCATTGAGAATGGTAGGATGCTTTGGCTGCGTCGGTACGAAGGTGAGGTATGGAGTTTTAACAGTGAGAAATAATGGACGATGGACAGAAGCACGTTTTCGATCCTTCATAATCTCAGCATTGCGTGGAGCACACGGTAAGTGGGGTGTCAAGCACGATGTTAAGAAGAAGGCATGGGTAGAGCGTGGTAAGTACAAGTGCGCTATATGTAAGAAGGTAGGCGCATCCACACTACCAGCGTTAGAAGGACGTAAGCGTAAAAGAAACAATGCAGCAGTAGATCATATTGATCCGGTAGTTAAACCAGAAGTCGGCTTCGTAGATTGGAACACCTACATTGACAGAATGTTTCTAGAAGCGTCAGGCTATCAAGTGCTGTGTTACAAATGCCATGCTGAGAAGACAGCGGCAGAACGTAAGCGGAGAAAAAAATGAGAGATTTAACTGTAGATTTATTGAAACATTTGTTCGACTATGACAAAGAAACTGGTAATTTAATTTGGAAAGTGTCTAACTCTCATAGTCAAAAAATTGGAGATATTGCAGGTTCTTTGCATCAAAGACTAGGTTATGTACAGATTGGTATTAATTCTAAAAGGTACTACGCACACCGGCTTATCTTCTTATATCATAAAGGTTATTTACCTAAGACCCTAGATCACATAAATGGCGACAGAGGTGATAACAGAATAGAAAACTTGCGGGCTGTTACAGCTAGCCAGAATCAGCATAATAGAAAAATTAACTCAAACAACACCAGTGGTTATAAAGGAGTGAGTTATTACGCAAGAACAAACAAATGGTGTGCAAAGATTCGCTTAGAAAATAAACGTATCAACCTAGGTTATTACAAAACACCAGAAGAAGCTGACGCAGTAGTCCGCAAAGCCAGAGAAGAACTTCACGGCGGCTTTGCCAATCACGGAGATGAATAATGACTAAGCATTTAGTAATACCAGACACACAAGTAAAACCAGACCAGTCTGTAGAGCATCTACGCTGGGCTGGTCAATACGCAGCGGACAAGAAGCCAGACGTTATTGTACACATTGGCGACCACTGGGACATGCCTAGCCTAAGCAGCTATGACGTAGGCACACGCAGCTTTGAAGGTAGACGTTATGTCAGAGATATTGAAGCAGGCATAGCAGGCATGGAGGCATTCCTAGAGCCTATCCGTAACGAACAGGATCGACTGAAAAACAATAAGTGGAAGCAGTGGAAGCCACGCATGGTGTTCACTCTCGGTAACCACGAGAACAGAATCACAAGAGCTATTGATTCAGATCCAAAGCTTGAAGGTCTTATCAAGTTTGACGACTTGAAGTTAGAAGAGATGGGCTGGGAAGTTATACCTTTTCTGCAACCTATTGTCATTGATGAGATTGCCTATTGCCACTACTTCACCAGTGGTGTCATGGGAAGACCTGTTAGTTCAGCAAGGCTAATGTTGCAAAAAAAGTACATGAGCTGTATTATGGGACACGTACAAGATAGAGATATAGCCTATGCTAGAAAGGCTGACGGCACTAACATGCTAGGCTTGTTCTCTGGAATCTACTACCAACACGATGAAGATTACTTGACACCTCAGACTAACGGAAGCTGGGCAGGTATCTGGATGTTGAACGAGGTTGGTAACGGTGGATGTGACGAGTTACCAGTTAGTATAAACTACTTGCGAGAGAAGTACGGGGCTTAGGATGACAGCTACATACTACGACATACTAGAAAAACTGGAACAACTGGACGAGATAACGCTCTTAGAAATCTTAGACATAACCTCTCAGGATTTAGTAGCTAAGTTCAGTAACAGAATTAACGATAGATTGGCAGAGTTTCAAGAGGATTTTAAAGATGAGTATTAATAACGCAACACCAGAAATGTGGGACGCGCTACGTATGGAGCATCCACCTATTGAGAACAATCCACTAACAAACGCACTAAAGAGCTACGCAGCAGAAGCAGAGAAAGAAGAAGAAGACATGGTAGGCTCTCCTAGACACTACAACACAGGCAACATAGAGTGTATTGAAGCCATTGAAGAGTCCATGTCTAGTGTAGCTTTTAAAGGCTACCTCAAGGGTAACTGCATGAAGTACCTTTGGCGGTATGACTACAAAGGAAAGCAGGTAGAGGACTTACAGAAAGCTCAGTGGTACTTACAGCGTCTGACAACTGTGGTGGTGTTTGAAAATGAATAAGAAGAAAATATCAGATAAAGAAATATTGGACTTTGTAAAAGAAAACATAACAATAGCTAAAGACATGACAGGTCATATCGAAATAAAAGAAGTGCTCTGCTCCATTATTGGCAATGTTGGTGGCCATGTCTATGGCAATGTTGGTGGCAATGTTTATGGCGATGTTGATGGCGATGTTTGTGGCCATGTTGGTGGCGATGTTGCTGGCGATGTTTGTGGCCATGTTGGTGGCGATGTTAATGGAGATGTCTGCGGCAATGTTGTTGGCGATGTTTATGGCAAGGTTTTAGGCAAGGTTCACGGCTAAACTTACAGTAGAAGGGTAAATAGCTATGAAAGTTAAAATGTATCAACTTATAGAACAAATAGTTAACTCAGGTATACATGCAGGGTATGCTAGGGCGCACAAGCACACAGACACACCCATTGAAGAAACACTCAAGCAGTGCATAGAGCAATACATCATGCAAGGCTTTGATGAATACTTTGAATTTGACCAAGAGGAATCATGATGGATCAGTATCAACAGTTTATACACAAGAGCCGCTATGCACGTTGGATTCCAGAGCTTAACAGACGCGAGCGCTGGGACGAGACAGTCAACCGCTATGTAGATTTCTGGAAAGACCGTGGGCAGATAGATGAAAAGACAGGCTTACAGTTGTTTAACGCCATTCACAACTTAGAAGTTATGCCTTCTATGCGTTGTATGATGACAGCAGGGCCAGCGTTAGCTAAGGACAACGTAGCAGGATTCAACTGTAGCTACTTGCACATTGACTCACCGCGTAGCTTTGACGAGCTAATGTACGTTCTTATGTGCGGTACAGGCGTAGGCTTCAGTGTAGAGCGTAACTTCATCAACAAGCTTCCAGTAATTGCTGAAACCTTCCACCCTACCGACAGCGTTATCGTTGTAGCTGACAGCAAGATTGGTTGGGCTTCTGCCTTCCGTGAGCTGGTGAGTCTGTTATATGCCGGTAAGATTCCAAAGTGGGACATGCACAAGGTCAGAGGCGCTGGCGAACGACTCAAAACATTTGGCGGACGTGCAAGCGGCCCTGAGCCACTAGAAGATTTGTTTAATTTCTGTGTTGGTATCTTCCAGAAGGCCGCAGGACGTAAGCTCACGAGCATTGAGTGTCACGAT